CCTCGCTTATTTGCGGACTACTTTTTTTGCGAACCGTTTTTTTTGAACTGTTTTCTGTCAAAAGTTAAACCTCCTAACTTTTGATGTGTAATTTGTGCCGGCCCTGTACCTGTCAGCAAAATCTTGATCTTCATTTATTCGTAACTGAGCGGCTTGTAACATCTGGTCTGTCATTTCTGACGGATGTGTGTTTATTAAATCGTCGTCAGTAAACAATCCGACGCCCGGTGACATTTTACGAGCGAGTCCAGCGGCGGAAGACATTGCCTTTTTAAAATTTATAAGGTCACTTTCTCGCAAAACACCCTGCGGCAAAGAAAGCTCACTTTCTCGTACTGTAGGACGTCCCTCTGATAAAATTCCATTTGCTAATCTATTCATCATATAATCGCGCCCTATATGTACTGAGATATGAGGGGGCGTAGCGCCCCACAGAGGTACTTAGATTTTGCGAAGAGCTTTGAAAATTTGGATCTGAGGCGGCCCGGAACCGACAAAAACCAGCCACAAAAGTAACTAATTGTACCCCAAGCAACGTAAGTCATTGATTTATAAGGGATATCTGTCCGAACAGGTATGGGACGCATCATAATTTAGCCGGGTCAATGCCCGCATCCTTGAGGCTTTGCAGTGCAGTCTCCACATCGTGGTCTACAACCACAGTGCCTGACACGTTGGAGTCCACCTCGCTCTTATCCCGCCAGCCCGCACGGTTCTTGAGGAAGAAGATCTGCGCTGAGGTGTTGGGCTTCTCGCCCGTTGCGGATTGGAACAGGGCGTTGGTGACCTCGGTGATGCCCGCCTGTTTTCCAGCCTTTAAGGTGCTGTCAAACCTGTCGTCGTCGCGCTTGCGTCGAGCTATGGTTGACTCGGATATGCCCATAGATGTGGCGATCTGTGCCTCTGACAGGCCCATCTCAGCCAGTTGGTAGAGCTTGTCATAATCAATATCAATCTTATTACCCAATGTATGTCTCCCAATGACAGGTGAATGATGCCGATTATACAACAATTTCAACAGTTAGTTGTGTATCCTCTCACAGGTTGACGACTCACAGGCACTCACAGGATCGAAAAAGGTATCCTGTGAGTCTTTTATTCAATGATATCAATGACTTATCGCGAAACTCACAGGATCACAGGTTATTTTGCCATGTTTGGTAGAAATTCTTTTTATGAGTCTTTATAGCCTTATAGGCTTATATATATATATTTCCTTATGAATTAGAAAATAACCTGTGAGCCTGTGAGTTTGACCCTAAAAGCTGATAGGTATGCGGTCTAGCGACTCACAGGATACTTCGATTTATCCTGTGAGTATCCTGTGCATTTGGGCTTATCCTGTGAGTCAGGCATACGTTGACTGTGTGGACGAGGTAAATCATCCACTCCGATAGTGATTAGCATAAACAGCACAAAGCCGCACCAGTAAACCATGAGTTGGTCTATTCTCCGCAAAAGTTAAAAGGTTATGAGGGGGTCAATCGAGGGGTGCATTATAAGGTTATAAGCTGTGTCCTTCTAATGCTATTAGGTTATAAGGCGCATAATCACCGGGCATAAAAAAACCCCGCCGAAGCGGGGGTAAAGCTGGCTGATTGAGGGGGTTCAGCCGTTAGGGGAGCTTATAGTTCTTCTACATCATCACTGCCGCACTTGTCACAGGTTACCTCATAGCTCACACGGTCAACTGTGCGGTCGCCATACGGCTCTCTATCAATAACCTCATACTTCGTAACCTCATCCCTTGTGAGCTTGCCGCAGTTACTACACTCATAATAGTAGGTGTGTTCTTCTTTACTGCCGAAGATGGCGTCGAAGTTGGCCGAGAATGCGTCGTGGTCTGTTGGTCTTTGTTTACTTCCTTTTCCCATGTTTATTTCTCCCAGTTATCAGGGTCAAAGACGTCAGACTCAGCACCTGTGTCCATCGTTGCCCATTGGATGTTTTTAAGATTGTTAGTCACCTCGAAGATCCACCGCGAAGCCTCAACGGTGTTGACCTTAACCATGCGTATGCGCTGTGCGCCCTTCTGGCCAGCATCAACCGCAAAGCCTTCAAAGTTCTTCATGCGACGCCAGAACACGTTCTCCTTAACAGGCACATCGAACTTGTTGTTCTTCAGGCTACTGACATAGATGTCGTATATCTCAGCCTTGGCGGCGTCCTCTCCAAACTGTATGACGTTGCCAGCTACCCGGTTCTCACGCATCTCACCGTTCATAAGACAGTTAAATAACCATGCGTTGATAGTGTCCATAGCCTCAAGCTTCTGCTCTGTAAGAGCGTCAGTCTGTGGCACAAGGCGAAGGTTAATGTTGCTCAGGTCGAAGTTTCTCAGGTAGTGAATCAACGCTGACGCACCCCCAGAGTGATACCAGTTATCTAGTGCGGCGAAGTATCGGCTGTCCTGTTGATGACAGGTCGACACGTCGAACACCGCAAAGCGTCGCTCGTCTAAGGACGCAGGAACTACATAATCTTCATTCGATGTGAACAGCACTCTGGTGTAGTTTGGTGAGGTGTATGCGTCGACACCCTTTCGTTCGATTGTGATCTCAGGGTTCGTTAGAAGGTCTTTGAGTGCGCCCTCAGAGGCTTTTGCCCCAGCCCAGTACGCCTCATCTGCTTGTAGCAGTAACGTGTCTTCAAGGTGACGGTTAAAGTTACCTGTGATGTGTTCAGCGCGTGATACGATCTGATGGTGCGGCTTGAACAGGTGGCCCAGTATCTCACCGAACTTTGTCTTACCTGTACCCTTACGGCCTCTAAGCACTAAGCCAACACCGACCTTAGTCATAGGCTTCTGAATGATCTGTGCCGCCCACGCGATGATGTAGTTGGCGTGTGTCTGGTTACCGTCAGCGATAACGTCAGTGACGAAATCTATCCACGGTTGAGCATCACCCTCACAGCCTTCCACCGACCAGCCTCTCCAGAGGTTATAGCGATCAAGCACCTCCATATCAGGTGCAAAGGTCAGACCAGCCGCATAGGTTCTACGCTCTGGATGCTCAAGCCACATATCGACAAGGTTTATAAGCTTGGGCTTCTCATCGCCAGACAGGACACGACAGTTCATGTGTTCCTTCTTCAAGTCCTCAAGCTTATATAGGACTATCTGGTTCTTATTCACAGCCTCACGGATCACACGGGCAGATCCCTCTACCTGAACAAATGCCCACTCCTTGAGCATCTTAGGTAACTTCTCTTCTTTGACCTCTTCAGACACAGCCTCAGTCTGCATAGCCTTAACGGTGGCGAGGGTGATTGGTGCGCGACCTCTAGTGTCGAACGTGTGATAGCGACGCTCACATTCACCCTCTATATATTTACCGCCTGTCTGCGACCACTCATCCCAGAGCATCCAACCCTCATCCTCACCGGCGTACTGGTGATGAAGTGCCATGCCGACCTTGACCCAGTCGTCGTGATGACAGTCCGGGTCGATCTTATCTAGCATGATCTGCACTTCTGGCTTGGATATGTCTATCTTTTGCTTAAACATAGACAGGTCGTTCTCATCAACCTGTGCAGGTTTTACACCTGCCCTCACAAGCTCCCAGCCGTCATGCTCATTGGCCATGTCCTCGAAATAGGCTACGAACTTCTCAGCCTGTTCCTTAGATATGACAGGTAGCTTGTGTTGAGGTATATCAACGATGCTCTGACCGCGTACCCATCGGTACGGTTGATTGGTCGCTGGGTGGATGCCAAACGCAACGAACTGCTGACCATCGGCCAACACCTCAACTGCGTGCTTGGAACCACCCGCGTCTTGGAATTCTGCACTTCTTATTTTACTGAACTGACCCTCAACCCTAAAAGGTAGAATACATTTTGGCTTCTGCCCTACCCTTATAGCTGACTTGCCTACGTTCTCATCAAGCCAATGTAACAGCCTGTGGTTCATAGCTTTATCGAGACAGTCAATGTCGACAGCGACAGTCTGGCGGCACAATATGCCAATGCCACCCTCAGCGTGACCGTTAGCGAGCCACCTATCGACGTCGTCGTCGGTCGCACGGATATCTTGCCACCCGCTCAGTGTTGGAAACTTTTTCCCTTTCTTTATTGGAACAATCTCATAGCCCTTGGCTACTAGATCATGTCCGTGTTCTTTTAAAAATGTCATAATAGAAGCCCTCACTTCTTAATATCAACTCCACTATTTAGCCCCCTTTATGGGGGCATTTTTTATAGCAACTTAGCTTTATTTGCTGTTGCCCAAACTTCGACGTTCTCAAGTTTGTCTGCAACAAAAGCGACAGCCTTGCCAAGCTGTATAAATGTCCACTCAACAGTCGAGTAGAAAAATCTCAACGCAATATTTTTCATTTGTTTGCCTTTTCATCATTAAATTGACGAACAATGTGAGGACAAAGTTGCATCCATGTAACAGCACCGTTCGACTCCCAGCACATTTGTAATGCCCGGTAAGTTGGGACAATTCCCGTCTTTCGCCATTTTGAAATCGCTTGCTTTGACACGCCTACCCTTCTGGCTAAACCAGTAAGACTTCCTGACCTTGTTGCTAAAACAACGCGATCAAGTGCGTCACGCACCGTGTCTATGTCTCTTTTATTTTCCATTTATTTCTACCTTTAGATATATTTTCAACTTTCGGTTGACAATATAAATATCATCAACTAATCTGTCAACCGAAAGTTGAAAATAAAACTAAAGTGTTGGAGTGAACGATGAAACATAGTCTGCTAGGCGCATCAAAAGCGCACCGTTGGATGCCCTGTCCCGCCTCTGTACAGCTAGAGGCTACCTTCCCAGATGAAGAATCTTTTTATGCCGCAGAAGGCACAGCCGCACACGCACTGGCTGAAATGTGTTTGCTGTCGCAGAAACCACCCGAAGAATATATAGGCGTCGAAGTCGAAGGCTTCATAGTTGATAGCGAGATGGCGCTACACGTTGCCACCTACGTTGACTACTGCAATGTGCAAGAAGGTGAAAAGCACGTTGAGCTGAAAGTTGATTATTCTGAGTGGGCTGAAGGCGGCTTTGGTACTGCTGATTACGTCACAATATACGATGGAGTATGTAAAGTTATTGACCTGAAATACGGTCAAGGCGTAAAAGTCTCTGCACAAAAGAATGAGCAGTTGATGCTTTATGGTTTAGGTGCGGCACATCATTTTATTGGTGAAGTCGACACTGTCGAGATGTCGATTGTACAGCCTAGATTAGATCACATTGACACCTACAGCATTAGAGCTAAAGACCTATATAAGTGGGCTAACGATAAAGTTAAGCCAGCCGCACGCCGTGTGTTTGCTCCTGAACCAGAATTTAAACCAACACCTAAAGGCTGTCACTTCTGCAAGGCTAAGGCCTCGTGTCGCGCACTAGCGGAACACAACTACAGCCTCACACTTTCAAGCTTCGATGATCTTGAAGCGCCATTAATAGTACAGACACCTCACACCTTAAATGTTGAAGAGATTGGTCAGCTATTACCGAAGATGGACGCACTTATAGGTTGGGCGCAGGGCATCCAGAAACACGCTCACAAGCTCCTACTTGAAGGCGGCATCTTACCTAATTACAAGCTAGTCGAAGGTCGATCTACACGCAAATGGGTAGACGACAGTGTGGCTGAAGAATCATTGATAAATATGTTGGGCGACAAGGCTCACATAACAAAACTAATTTCCCCAGCTCAAGCCGAGAAGGCGCTTGGAAGGGCGAAATCCAAAGAGATAACTGATCTTTGGCATAAACCAACTGGCAGACCAACTCTTGCACCGGAAAGCGATCCACGCTCTGCGGTCAAGCCTGAAGCTGTCGATTATTTTTCAACTATAGAGTGAGAAGTCTTAATGAGTGTAATTACATTGAAGAACGTGCGGTTATCTTTTCCGCAAATATGGACACCGAAAGCCTACATGGAAGGTCAAACTGCAAAATTTAGCGCTAACTTTTTGTTAGACAAAGAGGCTGACAAGGATCAGATCAGCAACTTTAAAAAAGAAATTAAGAAAGCGGCAACAGTAGCTTTCAACGGTGACATCCCCAAGGGCCTTAAAACGTGCTTAGGCGATGGTGTAGAGAAAGCCTACGACGGCTATGAAAACGCCATGTTTGTTAGCTGTAGCACAAGACAGCGCCCGGTAATTATTGATCGTGACAGATCACAGCTCGTTGAAGAAGACGAACGCCCATACGCTGGAGCTTATGTAAATGCGGCAGTCAGCTTGTGGGTGCAAAACAACCAATTTGGTAAGCGCGTTAACTGCAACCTACAAGCTATCCAGTTTGTTAAGGACGGAGACACGTTCGGCGGTGGCGGCGTGAAGGTTGAGTCGATGTTTGATGATATCAGCGCAGAGCAAGCGGCAGACGCTGACGATGATGACTTTTTGAGTTGATAAAACAGGGGCTTCGCGGCCCCTTTTTTCTACGGGGTGTTTATGAAGGCGAAACTTAGTTATCTGTACTTAGGCGAAAGATTTCCTGAGTACAACGGTGAAGAGGTTGTAGTTAAAGAGATCGCTCAAAAGGCTGACCTCTCATACAACTTACTTAAAAACCGCATGGGTATTAAGAAAAGAAGAAGCGAGGGCAACAGTAGCGTTTGGATTAGCGATGTTGATTTAGAGCCAAAGAAAAAAGACGTCAAACCTAAGAAGAAAAGATCACTAACTGACGATGAAAAAATACAGCGTTTAAGTAATAAGTGGCTAAGGAGAAAATGGGTATGAATATTTCTATGGATTTTGAAACTTACAGCGAGTGCGACATACGAAAGTCTGGCGCATACGGTTACGCAGATCACCCTACAACCGAGGTGCTTTGCTTGGCGTGGGCAGTTAATGATGATGCGCCAGAGCTATGGACGCCAGACCAACCACCCCCTCAAAGGCTATTAGCCTTAATACAAGCCGGCGGTGCAAAGGTTTGGGCTTGGAATAGCTTCTTTGAGATGTGCATTTGGAACCTTGTACTTAAATGGCAAGAGATACCTATTGAACAGTGGGCAGACACAGCCGCACTAGCCGCCGCACAGGCTTACCCCCGCGCCTTGGGTAAATGTGGTGAGGCATTAGGCCTTGATGAAGATGCCGCTAAGAGCAAGCGTGGCAAGATACTTATACAGCGTTGTTGCAAGCCCTACCGGGGCAAAAGAGTAAGAGACAAGGCGCTGTATCAAGAGCTATACGATTACTGCCTACAGGACGTTGTGGCAGAGCGTGAGATAAGAAACAAACTGCGTGACCTGAGAGGCTCAGAGAATGACGTCTGGAGAACTGACCAGCGCATAAACTGGCGCGGTGTAAGGCTAGACAAAGATAGCATAGAAAATGCGTTAGACATCATCGAGAAGCACGGTCGGACATTAAACGCCAAGGTCTATGAAATAACAGGCGGCATCTTAAACAACACGTCAAGCCGAGCTAAGTCACTGCAATGGATTTTGTCTCAAGGATACAGCATGGAGGGCTACGACAAGCCGTCCGTTGAAGCGGCAATAGCTGACGACGATTGCCCTGAGAATGTTCGAGAGTTCTTAAAAATACGTCAGGCAATGAGTAAATCTAGCACTAAAAAATACGACTCAATGAAAGCCGTGCTAGGCAAAGATGGTAGAGCGCACGGTATTTTACTGTATCACGGAGCGGCTACTGGGCGTTGGGCTGGAAGACATTTCCAACCGCAAAACCTACCACGCCCTAGCATTGATGACGTTGATGCAATCATCTATCAGATGAAGGCGCGTGACCCAGACGCATTAGACGCAGAGCCTATGGAGGCTATGTCTAGCTGTCTTAGAGGTATGCTCATAGCCTCACAGGATAACAGGCTGTTATGTGCTGACTACTCAAGTATTGAGGCTAGAGCCTTAGCGTGGTTGGCAGATCACAACGACGTACTGCAAGTTTTTGAAGGCGGCAAAGATATTTACA